ACAGTACCACAGAGCCATATCAAGCTCCAGCCGATGGCACATTGTGGTATTACAGTGATCCGGCCACAGTTGATATCATGATCAATGACATTGGTGGTTGGAAAGGTTACAAAAACAGTTTCTATGACGGAAGCACAACTGACGCTAGAGGTTACGATTTGAGTTTAACTGATCCAAACGGTGTTATCATCAGCGCCAGTGAACCCGAGTTTCAAAGCGACGGTGTAACTGCGTTAGAAGCTGGTGACTTATGGTTGGACAGCGGCGACCTAGAAAATTATCCAGTGCTGTATCGCTATGATGGCACAGATTGGATTTTGATTGACAACACTGACCAAGTGGGACAAAACGGTATTGTGTTTGCTGATGCACGTTGGGATACCACCGGCACCACAGACATCATCACAGGCAGTTTGCCATCAATCACAGATTTGTTGGTCAGCAACTACATTGACCAAGATGCGCCAGACTACAGACTGTATCCGCGTGGTATGTTGTTGTTTAACACACGCCGTAGCGGTTACAATGTCAAACAGTATGTGAGCAACAAGTTTAATGCCAATGCTTATCCAGAGTTGCCAGCAGTGCCTGGTGCAGGCAGCAGTTTGCCCACAGTCAAAGACACCTGGCAAACAGCCAGTGGTCTCAAAGACAACGGCAGTCCCTACATGGGCCGTCAAGCACAGCGTCGTATGGTAGTGGCTGCAATGCAGTCTGCATTGATTGCCAACACCGAAGTGCGTGAAGATCAATTTGCATTTAACTTGATTGCTACTCCTGGTTACCCAGAAGTGATTGACGAAATGGTAGCACTCAACAACGACAGAGCGCAGACAGCATTTATCGTTGGTGACACACCAATGCGTTTGGCACCCAATGCAATTGACATTGCCAATTGGAGCAACAACACCAACGGTGACGGTTTAGCCACAGCCAGTCCGTATCTGGGTGTATACTATCCGTCAGGACAGACTTCAGACCTACAAGGTAATACCATTGTAGTTCCTGCAAGTCACATGGCACTGCGTACAATTATCTTTAACGACAATGTGAGCTATCAGTGGTTTGCACCAGCAGGCACACGTCGTGGTCTAGTTGACAACGCCAGCAGTATTGGATACATTGATGCCAATACCGGTGAATTTGTGTTTGATGGTATTCGTGTGGGAGTGAGAGACACCCTGTACGAAAACAGAATCAATCCTATTACCAATTTGCCCGGTATTGGCTTGGTAGTATGGGGACAGAAAACACGCAACCCAACCGCAAGCAGCTTGGATCGCATCAACGTTGCACGTTTGGTCAACTACTTGAGAACTATCTTGGCTCGAGTAGGCGATGGATTCTTGTTTGAACCCAACGACAAGATCACACGTGATCAGATCGCCAACATCATTAGTGGTGCAATCAATGATTTGGTGGCCAAGCGTGGTGTATACGATTACTTGGTTGTGTGTGATGAAACCAATAACACACCAACACGTATTGCCAGAAACGAATTGTATGTTGACATTGCCATTGAACCAATGAAGGCAGTGGAATTCATTTACATTCCGATTCGTTTGAAGAACCCAGGTGACATTGCAGCAGGAGTATAATATGGGTATATATTGGGGTCTGGGTGACCCCAATAGATTCCAACCAAATCTTGGTAAATACCTATAACAGGAGATAAAAATGGCGATTGCCTCATTGAACAGATTTACAGTACCATTAGCAACTAACCAGAGTGCCAGCACACAAGGTTTGTTGATGCCCAAACTAAAATATCGCTTTCGTGCGATATTTGAGAACTTTGGTGTCAGTACCGATAGAGTAGAACTTACAAAACAAGTTGAAAGTATTAGTCGTCCCAATTTGAACATGAACCCGTTTACTATTGATGTTTATAACTCAAAAGTTAATTTGATTGGTAAGCCCACATGGGAAGCTGTTAGTGTTACCCTACGCGACGATGCTGGTGGCAATGTCAGCAAATTGGTAGGCGAACAGGTCCAGAAGCAATTTGACTTTGCAGAACAGAGTAGTGCAGCATCCGGAATTGATTACAAGTTTATTCTCAAGTTTGAAATGCTGGACGGTGGTAACGGTGCTAACACTCCTAACATTTTAGAAACATGGGAATTGTACGGAGCATTGTTATCGCAGGTGAATTATGGCGAAATGTCATATGCTGAAAACGGACCAGCAACTATTGCACTCACAATCATGTACGATAACGCTATCCAATCGCCAACTGGTACAGGTATTGGTACATTGGTAGGAAGAACATTAGGCACCACAATCACTGGCGTGACCTAACAACTAGTACTTCTAATACGCCCGGGTCAAACCGGGCTTTTTTTTGAGCTAAATAATTTAAAAGAGATATTATGCCAAGTATTTTTGACGGTTTCCTAAAACAAATAGCTCGCGGCGACAATGTAAAAGATTACAGACACGCAGCCAGATTATTTGTTGACAATAACTATGAAAGATCGCCCAAGTACACTTGGCTATTTCATGTGTATTTTGATTTGAATCCAGAACTGACCACAATCAATCAAAGACAACAGTTGGAAGCTGGTATGTTGGTCAAGAGCACCGACCTACCAAAGTTTAGAATAGACACAAAAACTTTTAACAATTACAATCGACCCTCTATAGCACAAAGCAAAGTTCGTTACGAAGATATCAATATTGTGTTTCACGACGACTCGGCAAACATAGTAAGAAAATTGTGGTTTGACTACTACAATTACTACTATAGAGACATGGACAACAATTACGGTGACGCCACAGGCAGTCTCAATCCGGTGTATTTGCGAAGCAACAAACAGGTGACTGGTCAACGCAACTTGTATAACAAATTTGGATACACACCAAGAAAGCACAGTGTGGTTTCTACGCAGTACATAAATGCTATTAGGATTTATAGTCTACATCAGAAACGATTTAGCGAATACACTTTGATAAATCCCATCATCACCTCCTACCGCCATGGCACACATCAGAATGGTCAAGATGGTACTATGGAAAATTCTATGACTATTTCGTATGAGACCGTGCTGTACGCAGGTGGTACCACACGAGTGGCAAGAGGTTTTGCAGATTTACATTATGACAGGTCGCCTAGCCCATTGACTCCGGCTGGCGGAGGAACCAACAGTATATTAGGTCCTGGTGGTCTAGTGAATGTGCTAGATGAAGTAATCACAGACGGCAGTGGCGGCAATTGGGGCAGTGCTGCATTTAAACTGGTCAGAGGTTACGAAAAAAACAAAAATGTTGATTTGATGAATTTGGCCAAGGGAGAACTTACACAAGTGTTTACAAACGTTCTCAGAGGCGGAAGTTTCCAGAGTGGATTAAATCAAACCTACATACCATATAGAGGCGCATTTACTGGACAAAGTTTTCAGAGCGCATTAAATCCTTTTACTGTATCTGCAGGTGGCAGTGTGGCCAGTAATGGATTTAACATCACAGCAGGAGCATCTGCAATTACTGGAGGCATTGCTACGGCCTTAACTGGCAATCCAATAACCGCAGCAGGAAGCAATTTATCAGGCGTAATTACAAATTCACAAGGTGTTATATCAGGGGCAGACTTAAATAAAGTAGTTGATTTGGGTAAAGGTGCTGCTAATCAATTGGTAGCAAATGCATCAAATCTAATACCACCAGCTGACAGTTTTTCTGCACAAATACAACAGGCTCAACAAGGACTAAGACAAGTGGCTGACAGCAATGCATTTAAAAACTTGCAAGAAAACGTGGGTAAAGATGCTGCCTTTTTACAACAAAATCTTGAAGGTACAGCCACTACTTTCCAGACTGGTACCAACACTATAGTTCAGCAAGCCAGCAGTGCATTGGCTAATACACCTTTCAAAGATTTGCAATTCCCTAGTGGTAGTGAAGTTGCATCTAAATTGAGTTTAAACAACTTTAATGCACCGTCTGCAGCAACTTATTTTCCAACATCAACTAATCCTATACCATGACACTAGAATCCAACAGCAAAATTTTCACCGATACGGTGTTTGGCGTGGGCACAGACCAAAGCTCTACAGACTTGGTAGAAAAAGATACAAGCACTCAAGAAACTTATTTGTCGTCTAGCAGTTACTCAAATATGAGCACTCGGTTACCACGTGTGCCCAGCAATCAGCGTGTGGCTAAAGGAAGTTAAATGGTACAAACACAATATCCAGAAATACCTAATCCAACCAATTTAACTAGAATTGACACCAATGCTATCAATCCACCAGTGGTTGATAAATTTTTTAACAACTATTTTGAGTTTCCGATTAGTGTCAGTAGCAATGTTGATGCTGCTCTGGTCGCACATTTTGAACAAATAGCTGACAATAATGAATCGGCTCGAGCACTGGCCAGTGCTGTAATATACACTGCGATCAAACAAGGCATCAATCCAATGAGTGTGTTAGATGAATTTCGTAAAATTCCATTAGGAGATCTAAACACCTACACCGCTTTGTTTTTGAACTTTGAAAGAATTGGCACAAGTTTCTTGGGGGTAAAAAATAGACCACAAACCAACAAATATGTGACCCGTGCTATACTGCCCTAATGAAATACGCAAATGGTTTTTATCAGGTTCTCAATCCCGACAAATATATAGGAAAAAAAGTTCCGCATTATAGAAGCAGTTGGGAACACAGTTTTATGAGATTCTGCGACAACAACCCCGCTGTGATACACTGGGCCAGCGAAGCGGTACATGTGCCCTATGTGAACCCGTTCACACAACGTAATACAATTTATGTTCCAGATTTTTTAATTATCTATCAAAACAAGTCAGGCGAACGTATAGGCGAATTGATTGAAATCAAGCCAGGCAAGCAAACCACACTAGAAGCAGCCGGTAAGAGCGTGAGAGATCAAGCGGCGGCTGTGCTCAACATGCACAAATGGGCTGCTGCCAACGCCTGGGCTAAACAACAGGGACTACGCTTCAGGGTAGTAACCGAATCAGATCTCTTCCACCAAGGCAAAAAGGCTCGGTAAATACGAGCATGACCAAAAAATTATCCGAACTATTTGACCTACCCGACTTGCCATCAACAGATTCTGCTGAGAACAGCGAAGTGTTGCAAACCATAGCAGAAAATCGCGAAGCCATAGCTAGAGTAGATGAAGCCATAGATAAGATTGACATAGCACTGCCCACTGTAAGAGATCTTGAGGCAAGTGATCAAGAAATGGACGAACTTGCGGACCTAGCAAAAAGCAAGTTTGAGGATTTGATGGACTTGGGAATGAACATGGATCCCAGATTTGGCGGCGTGGTATTTCAAACAGCAGGCACATTGTTGGGACATGCTATCACTGCCAAAACAGCCAAAATGGACAAGAAACTGCGCATGGTGCAACTACAGCTACAGAAGGCCAGACTGGATCATCAGATCAGTAAAGAAAATCAAGAAGACAAACCCGTGGATGGTCAAGGCATAGTGCTGGATAGAAACGCACTGCTGGAACAGATTCTTCAAAAGAACAAAAACACATAAATACTCTATAAACAGGACGAAAACGATGAAAAGTCTTCACGATTATATAGCCGAACGTAATTCAAACTACGCATTCAGGATCAAAGTTGCCAAACAAAATCCTAAAGATATCATGGAAGAAATCAAGCATGCTCTTGATGCTTACCAACTAGTAGATATCACTGCACCAAAAAGCTTGCCAGTGCAAGAGCACAGAGAGTTTCCCAAATGGGGACCATGCGAGTGTTGGCAGTTCGAGGCCACAGTGGCTTACCCAACTACACAAGTGCAAATTGCACAACTGTTAAAAGAGCGTACAGGCATGCAGGCCGAATGGGTATGTGTATATGGCAAGCAACAGGCCGACGACAATGATGCCTTTGAGGCTTATGGTAAAGATCATACCGGTTCATTGCTGCTAGACAGCGAACTCAAGGATGTGCCAGGCGGTCAAGATCTAGTAGGCGACAAACGCAAAGACAGTTTATTGAAAGAATTGGATCAACAAAGTCCAAAAATGGTCGCATTGGAATCAGACGCAGAACTAGTTTCAACTCGTGCCAAGGAAAGAACTCCTAATGCACAAACAACAAATCAATTGCCACAAGGCAGCAAGAGCCCAGTAGGAAGCCAACAAAACAAATTACCACCCGTTAAAGGAAAGAACAAATGAGCAACAATATCTATGATATCCTAAAGAAAATTGAAAGCCTTGAGGCTCCAAAGAAAACCAATCTTACCGAAAGTAAGATGACGACCGTTAAGGAATTGCACAATGAAAGCAAGAAGGAAAAACAGACTCGTAAAGGCACGATTGCTGAAGCAGTTGCGCAAGTCGAAAAACAGTTAAGCGAAAAGTTTCATGGTTTTAAAAAAGATATGAAAGAAGGCAATGTAGAAGAAAGTGGTCTACAAGCATACCTAGGTAAAAAGAAATACGGCGAAACTGGAATGAAGGCATTACAGAAGGCCGGTCGTGAAGGTGCCAGCAAAGAAAAGATGGCCATGATCCGTGCAAAGCATGACAAGATGGATGAAGCTGTAGGTCAAGAAGGACCAGCAGATCTATTGGCTGCGGTTGAACAAGAAATTGCTAGACCTGGCCGCAGTACCGACAACCTGACAGATGTCTTGAATGCTACTTTTGGTAGCGATCGATCACCTGAATTTAAGAAAGCTCGTGCAGTAATTGGAAAGTATCTTGATCTGGTCGATAATGCAGCAATGGGCAGCGAACAAGATGGTATTGCTCCAATGAGAGGCGGCAATATTGCTCGTCATATCCAACAATATGACCTAACTGATTATCTACAACATGCTGCTGCTATGTTGGATAAAGCAGTTAAAGGTCCAATGGTCGAAGCAAGCGCAGATCAAGAAGGACCAGCAGATCTATTGGCTGCGGTTGAACAAGAAATCAATAACCCAGGGCGAAGTATTGATAATCTATTAGATGTCTTGAATGCTACTTTTGGTAGCAATCGTTCTCCTGAATTTAAGAAAGCTCGTGCAGTAATTGGCAAGTATATTGATCTAGTTAATAACGCCAGTATAGGCAGCGAACAAGATGGCATAGCACCAATGCGTAGTGGCAATATTGCTCGTCATATCCAACAATATGACCTAACTGATTATCTACAACATGCGGCTGCTATGTTGGATAAAGCAGTTAAAGGTCCAATGAAAGAAGGCAATCAATTGCCCTCTCCGCCAGATGAAGTGCATTTACCTACAAAAGGTAGCAAGCATGGCCCAGTTGACGTTTATAAAAAACCCAAGAACGAAGACATGCTGTCTGGTAAAGATAAAGAGTTTGCAGCACTAGCAGAACCCAAGGACAAAATTACCTACGCAGACAAAATTGCCGGTGCCAAGAAAGGCAAAAAAACTGAAGGTAATAAATTCTCCGGCAATCTAATGAAAGCCCGCGCACAAGGTTTAAAGCAAGCTGATCTAGACGGCGACGGCGACATGGAAAAAGTTACTAAAGGTGCCAGCACCATGCGCGAAGGTTGGGAAGAGATGCAAAAGTATCTTGAGAAGAAAAAAGGTCCTCAATCCAAGG